AAAATCAAAAGGTAAGGAGTGCGATAACGTGTGTTTATTTACAGACTATGGTGTTGAGGGTCAAGATGAATTTATTTATCGTAGTGCTTATGAAAATCAAAATGCAGAACATAGATTGTTTTATGTAGGCACAACAAGGGCAAAAGAAAATTTATACATAATGCAACCAACATCAGATTATTATTACACAATAGGAGGACCAATAGTATGACAGACAAAGATATGTTTAAAGGAATAACGTATGATTCGTTAGAAAAACAAGTAGGAGGAAAACATTATAAAAATATGAAGATTCAACCTGCTGAATTTATTAACGAAAACAAGTTGCTTTTTGCAGAAGGCAACGCTATAAAGTATATTTGTAGACATCAAAGTAAGGGTAAAGCGGACGATATAAAAAAGGCAATACACTATTTAGAGATGATATTAGAAAGAGATTATAGTTAATGTTTGAAGCACAAACTGAATGGATAAGCCCTGAATCTTTTCCTGACCTTAAAGATCATAAATACATAGCAATTGATTTGGAAACAAGAGATCCAGGTTTAAAATCTAAAGGATCTGGTGCATTAGTTAATGAAGGTGAAATTGTAGGAATAGCCGTAGCGGTCGAAGGTTGGTCGGGTTATTATTCTTTTGGACACAAAGAAGGAAATTTTTTTGATGAATCTGCAGTCATGCGATGGATAAAAGATGTATGTGCTTTACCTTGTGTTAAATTATTTCATAATGCAATGTATGATGTATGTTGGTTAAGAGCATATGGAGTTCAAATAAATGGCCATATTGTTGACACAATGGTCATGGCATCATTAGTTGATGAAAATAGATTATGGTATTCACTTAATAGTTTGTCCATGGATTATCTTGGACAGATTAAAGATGAAACAGCATTAAGAGCCGCTGCTGATAAAGCTGGTATTGATGCAAAATCTGAAATGTGGAGATTACCTGCGATGTATGTAGGATCATATGCTGAGAAAGATGCAGAACTAACTTTAACTTTATTTAAAAAACTATCAACAGAAATTAGAACACAAGATCTTACAAAAGTATTTGACCTTGAAACACAATTATTTCCATGTTTAATTGATATGAAGTTTAAGGGAGTACGCGTAGACGTTGAAGCTGCTCATAAATTAAAGAAACAGTTAGCATCACAAGAAGAAAACTTACTCCTAGAAGTAAAAAAAGAAACAGGAATAGAGCCTCAAATATGGGCAGCAAGAAGCATTGCCACAGTTTTTGATAAATTAAATTTACCTTACGAAAGAACTGCAAAATCAAAAGCACCTTCCTTTACTAAAAATTTTCTTCAAGAACATAAAAATCCTATTGTGCAAAGAATAGCAAAAGCTAGAGAAATTAACAAGGCACATACTACATTTATTGATACGATTATTAAATACCAATACAAAGGTAGAATACACGCAGACATTAATCCTATAAGAGGAGATAGTGGGGGCACAGTAACAGGAAGATTTAGCTACTCTAATCCAAACCTTCAGCAAATTCCAGCTAGAAATAAGCAACTGGGGCCAATGATACGATCATTATTTATACCAGAAGACAATCACAAGTGGGGTTGTTTTGATTACTCACAACAAGAACCACGTTTAGTTGTACATTATGCGGCTACAAAATTTAAAGGTGACGAAGAAGTTACAGAGATAGTAGAACGGTTTCAAAACAATGCTGTAGACTTTCACCAAATTGTTGCCGATATGGCTAACATATCTAGAACACAAGCTAAAACAATTAATCTTGGTTTATTTTATGGTATGGGTAAAGCAAAGCTACAAGCAGAATTAGGTTTATCTACAAAAGATGAGGCTACAAAACTATTTAATAAGTATCATGACAGTGTGCCATTTGTAAAAGATTTAATGGATGCAATATCAAGAGACGGTTCTGCATTTGGCTACATTAAAACATTTGGGGGTAGAAAATGTAGATTCAATAAGTGGGAGATAGCAGAATGGAACAACGGCAAATTTACTCCACCTATGAGTAAAGCAGAAGCAGAAGCAGCATATTTTGAAAAATATCCTAAAGCTACAAAAGCAAATATAAGAAGGGCTTTTACATATAAAGCCTTAAATAAATTAATACAAGGTTCAGCAGCAGATATGACCAAACAATCTATGTTAGACTTATATCGAGAAGGTATTGTGCCACACATACAAATACATGATGAACTCGATATTTCTGTAGAGTCAGAGTCGCAGGCTAAAAAAATTATTGAGATTATGGAGAATGCTGTTAAATTAAAAATCCCTAACAAAGTTGACTATGAATCAGGAGACAACTGGGGAGAAATAAATGGATAATGTTTTTAATAGATACTTATTTAGATAAAAGTTCTATACAAGGTGTTGGTGTATTTTCTAAAGAAAATATTAAAAAAGGTAAAAAAATAAAAGAAGTAAGACCTGAGTTTGAAATAAGATTTAATAAAACAAATTTACCTAGAATGCCTTTAGCATTAGCTAATTTTATACAGACACATGCTCATGAAGAAGACGAAAATGAATATTGTTTAGGAATTGATAATGAAAAATATCTAAACCACAGCGATAATCCAGCTGTAGATGAACAGGGTTATGCATTAAAAGATATAAAAATAGGTGACGAAATTACAATAGACTACAATAATTTTGATGATAATATAAAATTATGGCTTACTTAAATGCAAATATTCCTGTACAATACGCGCAAATAAGAAGGGAGTATCTATATGATCTTAAAAAACATTATGGCGAAGTTGAAGACTGTATTATCTTCGGTATTGCCTCAATCACAGGAAGGCCAATCCTTTTCCATGCCATCATGGAAAACGGTGCTGTCTTTTATCGTCTACCCATATCGGCTTTTATTCAACGTGGTTTTCAACCGAAAGCTGTTCCGACCAGGAGACTTGATGAATTGGAATTGTGGAATTGTTTTTCTTATTACCCTAGTGTTACTAGTTTTGATATTCTAGACGGACAAGCTGGTAAGTATATAGGAAAAGATAAGAAATGGCATCACGGATCTTATTTATTCACGGTTGACTTTGCACATCCAGAGAGTAATATAATAGACACTGATCATTCAGAAATACCGCACGAACATAAGTGCGCACACATAATGGCGTTAAATGACGGCAATTATGCGGCTCAGCCAAACAATAGAATAATATGGGACATACCTTCATTTACTGTGAAGGATGAAATTCCTGATTGGAAGGTACAAACTTCTGAGTGGAATGTAGAAGATACAGGTAAATGGAAAACAGAAGACACTGACAATTTCTTTTATGAAATTGAGGAGAAAAAAAATGATTAAAAAATGGATTATAAGACCAGTTAGAAGAAGATGGAAAAGATTTATAGAGTGGCTTTTTAGTTGGCAGAAAAAAGATGAGTAAATGTCAAAACTGTAAACACGATTGCCATTGTCAAAATAATTTACATGGAGATGATGTTAGTGTTTGTGAATGTAATGATTGTCAATGCAATAAACAAGATGTTGATAAAACATGGGAAAACGAGGTTGAGTACGATAAATGATAAAGGACAAAATGAATTATTATTTTACAGGCATATTAATTATTTTAATTTGTTTATTAACACTCATTAAACCAGCTCATTCTGGATCTACACAAACGAACACTTCAGGAAGTAACACCGCAATCGAAGGTGGATACACATCTACTGCTACAACTACATATCAATCCGGATCAGAATCTACAACCACAACTAATAATACTACAAACTCAGACATAAGATCTTCACCACCAACAGCAGGAGCTCCCTCATATAATTCTATGACACAAGACGTTTGTGCAGTAGGTGGATCATTAGGTGTACAAACATTTGGACTAGGAATTAGTGGCGGAAAACATTTTATTGATAAAAATTGTGAACGATTAAAATTAGCTAGAATACTTAATGACTTTGGTATGAAAGTTGCAGCTGTAGCTATTCTCTGCCAAGATGAACGTGTGTTTGAATCAATGATTCAAGCTGGTACGCCTTGTCCAATTGATGGTAAAATAGGTAAAGAAGCTAAAGCATTGTGGTCTAAATACGATCACGAAAGACCAGATTACGATATATATGTAAAACGTATGAAGCAACGAGAAAAAAAAGAAAAAGAAATAGCTAAAAAAATAGCTCTTGAAGAAAAAGAAAGACTTAAAGAAGAAGCTAAAATGACAAAAGAATATGAAAAAGTAGATTTAGACACAAAATTTAATGAAGAAGTAAATAAAAAAATTGAAGAAAAAAAGAAAAATATAAATTGGGAGTCACCTAAATAATGCCTAAGCCAGTTCGAAAATGGATAGTTAAATTAAGAATGTGGTATGCAGATATTCGTGGTCATCACGGTAAAAAATGGGATTATGAACCTTCAAAACATTATATGAGAAAAAAATGATAGATAAATATATATTAAAATTTTGTGATATATTAGATAAATTTAATGAGTGGATAGATTCTTTTTTTAAATCTAAGAAGAAAAGAAAAAAATGAAATGGCTAATAATTTTTTTATTAACACTTACTATCGTTCAAGCTGAAGAAATAACAACCGGTAATCTATTACCAAACGGCACTGGTTCTGCCTCTAATTTACAATCAGTAGACAACACAATACCAAATGTACAGTCAAGCTGTTCATCATTTACATCTGTTAATACTACATGCACAAATTCAAATTGGAACTATCAAGAAGTAGAGGTAGGCAGTACATCATCAGGGACCGGTACTTTAAATTATACTGGTGACTTAATTAATGTTACAACTGGAGATGAAACTAGCACCCAGGCTATGTTAGATAATGGTGTTACACTAGATTCTACAACAGTCGTACAAAACTGTGAATGGTCTGGATCATCACACCAATGCGGCCAGGCTCAATCAGGTAGAGATACATTTAAAACAACAGTTAAGATATTAGATTCTGATGGCAATGTGTTGTCTGAAGTAGACCAAATAAGAAATACAGATTCAGGTTACTACAGTAACGCAAACAAATATACAGATCAAGTTATATACAATGGCACAGGATCAAATCAATTTGATTGGACTTGGACAGGAATAGATGGTGACTCTACTCCAGTAGATTTAGGGGGACCTAATTTGTTAGGTGCTAAGCTAACTATGACTTATGACAATACAGTCATAGCAAATGAAATTATAGAAGAGATAGAAGATATATTTGAAGAGTTACAAGAAGAAATATTTGAAGAGTTTACATTTGAATATATAGAAGAAATGTTTGAAGAGTTTACACT